CCTCTGAGTGTCTTTCGTCTGTTGCCAACAGACTCATCAGTTCCGCTTTACACGAAGCGCGAACATCTACACGTTCTCAACGCCTAGACCTCACTTTCTGTTTCTGTACCTTCACTTTCCTCGGGGCCTTTTGGGGCCGCGGAGCAAGCTCCTGCTGCATAGTGCGGTCGCCCCCTTTCTTTGTTCGCAAATACGCCACACCCGAGTCAAGTAGCTTCTGCCCGTAATGTTGTACTACTGGGGCCACCATAGGCCCAACCACTCTAATTGCATTGAGTGCAGCTTTAGATAAGGCTGCCCAATGAATAGGGTTCTCGTGAAAGTGTCCAAATTTGAGCAGTGCCACCTCGGTGGCATGCAAAGTCTCCAAAGTTAACATGGACACCCCCGGAGCAAACAGGGAAGAAGTTGTCTCGAACTCAAGGTGGGCATAAGAGCTGACTGCGAGCTGGGTTCCTGTGGATGAGGAACCCAGGTCGGAGAAGACCATGGCGTTGTAAAGTCCAACGTCACGGTAATTGAAAAGAGGCCGTTGCTTGTTATTGAAAGTGGAGGCAGAGGCCATGGTTGTCCAACAGTCATCGAAATTATCCAAATTACCACTAGGAGTGGTAAAGGTGTAAAGCCCCTTTTCCAGTGGACCAAAGTAACGTAAAGAGGGGTGAACAGAATTGAGATGTGATAAATTGAAGTTCCAGGGATCAACAACTGATGGCTTAAGGCGGGCAGCAAGAATAGTGCCCTCCTTGCTCAGAGCCGCCGTAACGTTGGTGAATAAGGCGGCTGAAGAGTTAAGCCGAGTCCGCCCATAGGGTAGGGTGGAGTTGTTGAACTCTGGGGGCATAGCATATGGCGTGAACATAGTTACAGTACCAGAGGGTGCAAGGTCATTGCCTGCGCTGCTCCATGACATACGAACATAAGGGTTAGCAGCAGCAGTGGGAGCAGTAGCCGTGGTACGCATGGCCCGCAACGAGACAAATCCGACGGGGACAAGGCCCTCCATCAGAGTGCCGGTTGTGAGAACATCCTTACCGGCTTCTCCGGCAATCAAAAACCCGTCACTAACTGGTGCGGCGACAGCAGTAAAAGTAAACTCCTCGCCACCAACTTGATAATTGAACTCACACTCAATTCCAGTGCCACCCCCCGCGGCTCCAGTATAAATACGGTAAATGAACTTAGCCCCAGGTGATATGAAAATAGCAAAACCCGCATTAGGTGAAGTTCCAATAACGGTTAAATCGGCTACATCGCCCGCAGCGATTGACTTTCCGTCTGCAGTAGCCGTGTTGACCTGGGCGATTATGTCGCTCCAAACTGGCAGAACCAACGTTGAATTGGCCCTGGCAGGAATGGACCAAGTGCCACCACCGTACGAGTGAAGTCCGGCGGAAGCATTTGTGATAGTTCTTTCTATCCACAATGGATAAACAGGATCACGACACAAGAACGCCCGCTTGTCACTATTATCAGGTACAGGGACAGTGCCATCACACATTACACTTAAAGTGGCAGTAAGTGTAGCTGGGACAACTGGGAGTCGCATTGGTCGACTCTCATGGGGCAAAACAAATGAAAGAGCCAGATCAGAGAGACCACGACTCTTAGCACGGACTGTATGAACACCTTGTTCAGCAGGCATTTTATTGTTGATAACAGTGTTGTTCTAAAGCTTTTCTGGGCTGCGTTAGAAACAAAGAGGCTTAAACACACGACCACTAGAGTTCCTCATACATCACCGAAATGTCAAAGGTATGCAACCTGACAACTGCCGGCAACCGAGTAACCCCCTCTAGTGTCTTCAGGTCCGCCTGGATCATTAGCGGTGTCAATCCGAACTCCCCGTAGCGACGACAGAGTTGTGCCACAGTCCTATCATCCCATTCAGGATGTGAAACACTGACCTGTGTCCATGGCCGCTCTTCATCATAGGCCACGGATCGGGCAGTGCAGGTGGGCAGCAACTGCAACACTCTATCGGCGATGTTGGACAGGATGGGCACATTGCGGAACTGTGAGAACTGTCTCGCCACCCCCTTAGTCCAAGAGGGTAGGTTCGACGGCTCAAGTTGCCAATATGCTTTGTAAAGGGATCGGGCTATGGTCGGGCCCCAGGTGTAGCCAGACTGCGTCTCGTAAGGCATCATGCCCAAAAAGGTGATTTCATCAATCGTCTTAACCACCTTGGGCTTAACAACCAAACCGAATCGCTTAATGTTGGCTACGATAGCCTCAGAATACTTGCTAAGATCAAAGCGCGCTGCTACAAGTGAATCATCGCCAACGATGGCAATCCGAATCAACTGCTTGACACGGATGAGATCCCACTTGCTCAGATTTACAATGTCCTTGCCTAAATAAGCTGCCGTTATAGACAAAGCCATGACCACGCCATTCAATAAGGCATTGGCCAATGCTGTGTCATCACGACCGCTGGCATTGCAAGCATCCGAGGCGTATCTGAATCCAAATCCCGTTTTCCTATCTTTAAACACGCCATTGGGCCGTTCCCAAATGTCCAGCACTTCCCAAAAATCTGCGCTGGCATTCTCTATCTTGGCCCGATAGAATTTGCGCAACAGGCTCCAAGCCTGTTGCGTCCATGTTGCATCGTAGGCCGAGTAATCACCCAGCCAGAAACTGGTACTGTCCGCATTAGCGTTTATCCACTGATTTAACTTATGCGGCTCGACACTGGCGTAAAAGATCCAATTATCTACGTCCCATGCTTCCTTTAAAGCATTGGTCAACGGTTTGAGGTATGGACCAGCCACAAGATGCGTCTCATCATGTGGAGCCTGTATCAGCCGAGGTATGTATTCAGCGTGTTCAACACTCGGGCCGGTGCTCAAAACTGCAAAAAGTGCCAACTTCTCCTTCTTGCTGAATGGCTTGATACGGCGAAAATGTTTGTGAAAACTTCCCCTCTCGTTCAGCCTATCCAACATTCTCTTCAGTATCTTCCTTCTGCGGCCCACACGCATGCTCTTGATCCACTCAAGCCTCGTTAAGCGACGCACTCTCTTGACATTGCCACAGAGATGCGGAGTGAGTAGAAATGTCTCTGCCACAGCAAAAACATCATTATCAACAGAGCACGGGACCGACTTGAAGACCCTAAAGAGGGTTGCTTCTGCAGTCGTCTTTGCACCGGACGGATTGACGAAAGGTATCGCCCCATCAAACCCTATACCACCTAATCTGAGGCCAGCAGACTCGGTGTCAGGTCGGCTCAACAGCCTTTCTAATTTGATGGGGCGCCCCGAAAAACCGCCTGAAAGTTCTCCGGGGTGGCACTCGTAGCAACCTGCTTCAATTTTGGTGTCTCAGTCTTCG